TCATTGACAATATTCTATCCAGCATAAATAGCTCAGGTGTCTTAGATCCTTTACGTTCTATTGTTCCATATACCATTTCAGTTAGATGTAATCTATCCATTACAATATCATGTCCTTGTTCAATGAGCTGCAATAATAGAACAACAGTGGAATCACACTTTCCTAATGAATAATCACAGAAGCTTAAGCTTGACTTGAAGTCATCACATGTTGACACTAGGAACTCATCCTTAAGATACATAAAACCTTGCTTAACTAACATATTTGCTAAAGTAGTTTTTCCTACTCTATCTATTCCCTCTAAAATTACTAACACTATTCACACCTATTTAACCTTTCAAAGTTTTGCTTTATTTTACTTGATATTGCTTGCTCAATGTCATTGACACTGAACCCTGAGTGTATCGAGATGTTAATTGCAGTTATAAATACATCAGCTATTTCATCTAGCTTTTCTTCAGGTTCGTACCTTTTGTTCCTGTTGGTTTTCCACCTTTTATCTGCCTTCATCACTTCACCTAGCTCTTCTACCATTGCTTGAATGTGGTAGCTAAAGTGTTCAAGATGATCACCGGGGCATGTAGCCCCAGTAACCCTTTCTTGAAAACCTACTTGATGCTGGAATGAATCATAGAAGCTGTTATTCAGCCCACTCATCTTCTTCTTCATCCTCTTCATCATTATCATCATCTGCTTCAAGCAAGCCTATGTAATACTTTGCAACTTTCTTTGGTTTTGCTTCTATGTCACGTTCCTTACACAGTTTGAACAACTCCAAAGGTGACATTTCAGTGTAATCAACTGCATCATCATCTTCCTCTTCCCATTCGTCCTCTTCTGGTTCAGGTTCTGGTTTCTTCTTCTTAGGCTTAACTGTTGGCTTAACTGGTTTAGCACCTCTTTTTGGTTTAACTTCTTCTTCGTCATCATCGTCATCGTCATCAGTATTATCACCATCAGGAAAGGCCTTGTCCAACAATGTAAGAAACTTACTCTCACTATATGCTTTGGCTTTTTCATTTCTAAATTTAACCTTGTCCATAGGAACGATAGCAAATGTAGTTGACTGTTGCTGACCTGATTTAGTGATTACATAATCCCTGTCTGTCAAGGTTCCATATGCCTCATACATAGATACTAATGTAGGAACTGGTGAGCATTGATTGACAGCTGCTAACAATAGCTTGACCTCTTTTGCTTCGTAATCCCATACTGACCATGCATATTGATCTCTCGTTCTAAGCTCATCATTTTCACAATGCTCACATTCACGACCAAATGTTTCCTGACAAGGTACATTTATGTTATTAGCAAAGCTATCATGGAATGTTACTTTGTGACCGTCATCCATATCATCCAAGAATCTTACTCTGATCTTTGATCCTGCCTTAAAGTATAAAAATTTACCTTTGTTTGTTCCTGATTTCTTTGCCTGCTTCTTAATGTCGTCTACTAATCCCATCTTGAGACCTCCTGTTTTTAATTAACTTTTTAGTTTTTGCTTGTGCTACTATGAATTGATCCTTGTTCATTTCACCTGCATCTTTTACTGTGTTTGAATATTGAAAGTTTATCACCTCAAAAAATTGCTTTAGATAAGTTGTTCCTTTCCTACCACATTCGTCCATGTCAAGTGCTGATATTACACATGTGATACCTTTTTCTTTAAGCTTGTTAACTTGTTCCGCTGTTATTTTCCAGCCCAAGATAGCAACTACATTCTTGATTCCAAACTGCCTAAACTTAAGCATGTCCATGTATCCTTCTACAATTACAACTAATTGATTCCTTGTATATTTACCACATAAAGTGGACCTCCTGCTAAAACCCTCATTATATAGGTACTTCCTTTTCTTTTCAACTGATTTTGTAGTGGTTCTACATACCCACCCTTTAAATTCATCATTGTCCATCATAGGAAATATTAGTGGATATTGTTGATTATATGTATACTTTGCCTTGCAATGAGTAAGCGTGCTAGAACTGAAGCCTCTTGCTTTCATGTACTCATGTTCAGGTGATTTTTCCTTTAACCAATCAATAGTTTTTAGCCCATAATAATGATCTGTTGCTTCTATCAATGCTTGTTTTGCATCACTTTTGTTCACATTAACTGCCATAGCTTTTATCTTCTTGACCTTGTTTGATTTTAAAACTGTTACTAGCTTTTTCATTCCTTGCAAGTCATCGTCAATGTGTTCTATCTTTTTAACAAATGAAAATGCATCACCTTTTTCTTGACACCCAAAACAAAAATAATTTCCGGTTGCATAATTTATCTTCATACTGGGGTTTATGTCACTGTGAAAAGGACATACTATTTTTTCCTGATCAGAGGGGATGCCGTAATAATGAAAGACTTTTGCTAATTGATCACCACCAATTTTAAATTCAATTCTTACCACCCGCTTCTGTTATTTTTATTGTTTTAGATATTGTAGCAGTAAATGTACCATTCAGTTGTTTCATTGTGATTTCCTTACTATCATACATTTGCTTTATCCTTGCACTATCTGCTTTAACAACAACTTCTAGATATTGCTTGAATTGTTTTGCACTAACACCTGCCTCTCTCACCATCTTTATCATTGCATCTATGTCTGTTATAACATAAGATCTTTTGGTAATCTCTAAGAACATCTCATCATCAAACTTTTTCTTAAGCTCTTCTATTTTATATGTAAGAGTAGCACGTTCTGATTTTTTAATCACTAGACCTGACTTAATGTTAAACGTGTTTTTTTCACCAACTGCTATTTCTAGCTCTTTTATTTGATTCTCATCAAAATATTTTTGTATCTTAGATTTGTTTTCATCTGACTTCAATAATAGCTGACCCATCTGCTGTTCAATGTTGTGAGTTTCAACAGCTAATGATTTTACTGTATACTCGGACATTTTAGCCAATGGTTTCCACCTCTTTCGTGTTTAACTTAAAGAGCTCATATACCCATTTTGGCCACTTAGCTCCTGTTTTGACCCACAATATATCACTGTGTAAAATGTAATATTTTGTGCCTGACTTCGTTTCCACTGCATAAGTGTCTTCGCCGGGTTCACCTTCCCATGAATCATTTTCAATTAGCTTAATAAACTTACCGCTAAGAGCTGATTCACCACGTTTTGTTATGACTTTAAAAGCTAATAAATCACCTACTTCAATGTGGGAAATGTAACTATCAGTGGTTGCTGTAACATTCACGCTTCCTTCAGGTTGTGTTTGAATATCACCGTTGATAGCTTTATCCAATGCCTCAACTAATGCTTCCTTATTCATATCCCATCTACCTGTGATATTGTGTTCCTTTGCTGATTCCCTTAAAGTCTTAAGGGTTAATTTCCTAAGATCATCTTTACTCATTGATTTCCTCCGTTTACTATTTGTTTTCAAACTACTATAATACGGTAACTTGGTAAGCTCATTATAACACATTCATTATGATATGTAAATACCTTTTTGTAATATTTCCTAGCCACCCTCAGCATACATAAAAGGGGCCGAAGCCCCAGTTATCTTATAGTTTGCTTAAATACTCCTCAGAAGCTAAAAAGCCTCTGACTTTATCAACTGTGCTATAACCTCTCCAACCGGCAATTTCATCATCTGAAATTTCTCTATCTGTTCTGAAAAGTAATACTTTGTAAAGACTTCTAGTAAGTGAATCGTTGTTAGCTTCATCAGAATTTGCTATTTCACTAGCTACATCACTAACAGATTCACCACCTTTAATCTTATCTGCCCAATAAACTATTTCATCTTCTCTGGACATTCTACTTAGGTATCTTGCGTAACATGCAATAACTTCTTCTCTTGAACCATCACCAAGATCTACTGCTGGAGCTTCCTGAACTTCTCTAGCAACGTTGAAATATGCATAAAAATCTCTGTTTGGAATGTTGATACCTTTTGTTTCATCACCAAACCAAATACCGTCCCCTAGGTGATACCCAAGATCTACATGTGTTGCATTTCCCATATAACCGATTCCTGTTGCTCCGTGGTCTTGTACAAAACAACATACCAATGACGAATCTACTAAATTACCATTTGAATCGTTTTGCATAATATCAGCTGCATTAGCTTGTACATGTTGATCATTTGCATAACCACCACATGCTACTGAAACTTCAGGTGTGCTGAACCCTCTGGTTACAGTAGTACTACCTCCAAAATGATCATGAACTGCTTGTAAAAGTGCAATTAAATCAGGATTAATTACTATCCTATCTGTTCTATCATTTCCATTATGATTGCTTTGAAACTCATGTAACATGAATGATGGTGCCAATTGCTCATCACCTTGACTTAAAAAATATTCTTTTGCCATAGTTATTTCACACTTTCGTCGTTCGACTTTTTATTGTTTGACCTATCCCATAACTCATATAATTGATCCCAACCGTTGGTTGCTACAAATGAAACTATAAAACCTAATATAATTGCACCAACGATGTAATACCACACAAAAGCCATTCTTTGCGTTTGTATGTAAATTATTGCGGTGATAACTGAAAGCAATATACTCGTTACAGTTACCTGAACTACTGTTGGAATATTTACAAATACCCACAGCTCTTTTGTTACTTGCGTAATTAATGAAGTTAAGAATACTAACCCTCCAATTACAGTGATGATTAATGCTAAATTTGAAATTAAAATTTCCATACTTCTACCTCTTCCTTTCCCCGATAGGGAGTTCTAGGAGCTCATCATATAGATGCTTGATGGTTCCATTGCCGTCTAGTGCTTTGTACTGCTTGTACATTTGTTCTACGTTTTCAAGCGCATAAATTGGAATACACTTATCAATTGAATACCGGTTATATTGTTCAATCAAGTTGTTTCTTAATATCGCCTGCATGCCTAGCTTTAGAGCTTTAAACTGTGCAAATAACCATCTTAAAGCAAAACTAAAAGCAAATATTACTAATCCAAAAAGTGCTTGCAACCAATATTGTATAATAAATTCTTCCACTTCTGCCTCCTCACTTACTTTATTTTGTACTTGATACTTATAATAAGATGATTTCTACACATCTATTGCATCCTTAAATTGTGGTAAAGATTTTATTTGTGAATATAGTGCTTCAAAAGAGATGCCTGATTCTTTATCTAAAGGAAGTGTATATTCCTCCTCAATCAATGCATATTCATATTGATTAGGGTCTAGCGTTATTCCTTTTTCAACTAAAACATTGTACTCTACAGATAAGCCCTTTATCATGTCTATTGTTTCATCTGTCACAGTTAAGTTCCTCAACTTTTCACTAAGGTCCTTCAGTGTCTGAACATCTTTATCTCTTTGCTTTTCAATTTCTCTATAAGATACATCCGCATATGAGTATAGCTTTAATCTAATTGAACTATTTACTTCTAAACTATTTATCTGATGATATGATGTAACGATGCCTTTTTTGTTTTTTACTGTAATTTGTAAAGCCATTTAGCTTTCTCCTTTCATCACTTTAATTAACCAGTTCTTTGCCATACAAATAATTGCATTGCATAAGGTGTTGCTTGATGAGTATGCCCTTGCCCACCGCCTGATCCGTCTGTGTTAAGTGTCCAAGGAGTGTAGGGCCATGAGCTATCTCCACTTGTGTATTGAACTTCCCATTCCCACCCTGTTGGACTACCACTAGCCCACCCTGGAGATTTCATTCCATGATTATGGAAAGGCATTGTTGCTTGACTAATAGCTGTTGCACTTGTTGTATCTGATCCAAACTGACCTCCACCTGAATTTCCTGCATATAAATATGCTCCTGAATTTCGTGTCCAAGACCCACCAAATATGGTAGCTGGTTGATCAGCAAGAGTGTTTTTAGTAGTCATGTATATTGCTCCAATTGGGTAAGCTGACATTCCAACCACATAGCCTTTCCAATAAATTTCTTTAGCTACGTTGAGATCTCCAATAGTCCATATATGGCCATCAGTTCCCAAACCAATTGCATCGGCTCCTGTTGTGCCTTTTACCCATAATCCTTTTCCTTGTATTACTACACCTTCGTTTGTAGTTGCATTTTGTACTGATAATTGCCCAGGCATTTGCTTAGATACTAAATTGGGTCCATTAAGCTGAATTACACTAGTTGCATCTGCACTTGTAGTTATTGCTATACTACCTCCTGTAATCGATACAATTCCTGTTGAGCTTAACTTAAAATACTTGCTATCCCACACCCCTGTATCAAGAACTATTTTTAGTCCTGTCGTGTTAACAACATAATTTAAGCTTTGAATTGTTCCTGCAGTAACAGTTCCTAGGTTTGCCGAAATTGAACTGAGTGTAGCAACATTTATCTCAGCAGCCGTTATTGAGTCAGCTAGTATGTTGTTAGCAGTTATCGTATTTGCTGCTATTTTATCACCCGTAATAGTTGCCGCTACTAGCTTATCACCAGTTATTACTGCTGCTGCTATTTTATCTGCACCAATTGCACCTGCAGCTATTGCATTAGCAGATATTGAACCTGCTAATATACTATTTGCTGTTACCGCACCGGTTGCAATTTTATCAGCAGTAATAGCATTTGCCGCTATCTTATCTGTAAGTATTGTTCCGGGAACTATCAAATCTCCTTGTATAGCTGTTGCGGTGAGTACATTAATGGCTGAGCCACTTTTGTTCAAAAACAACAAACAGTCATCAGCTGTTAGTGTTGGATAAGTATTTGTAACTACTAAATTTGTTGGATAAGCAGGTGACCAATAAGTATATACTGCATTAGTATAACCATCTACAATTGTATATGAAACACCTTTGTACTGAATATGTAACCCTGCCCATTGAATCTGTCCTGCAGCAGGCGTATTGTTTAATATCGTATATGCCATTTATTAGTTCACCTCCATTCTAGAACATCATATGCATTGCCGTGTTAAGTTTATCTGTTGCTACTGCTCCAGCTCCTATCTTTACTGCTATTACTGATCCAGTTCCTAGGATAGTTGAATCAACAGCTCCTGTTGCTAGCTTTGCAGTAGTTACTGCATTTGCACCTAAAGCTACTGTTGTTACAGCACCAGCTAGCAATGCATTTGCTGTTACTGCACCGGTTGCAATTTTAGTTGAATCAACTGCACTAGCTGCTAGTTTAGCTGTTGTTACTGCCAAAGGACCAAGGGCTGTAACGTCTACAGCACCAGCTAATATTTTACCACTTGTTACTGCACCAGTGCCTATGGCAGTTGCATCTACTGCTCCTGCAAGTATCTTGGTGTTGGTTACCGCTCCTGTTGCTAAAGCTGTTGCTGTAACAGCATTTGCAGCTATCTTAGTTGAATCAACAGCACTTGCGGCTAATTTAGCTGTTGTTACAGCAAGTGCTCCTAATGCTGTTGCATCTACTGCTCCAGCTAATATTTTTGTGTTGGTTACCGCTCCTGTTGCAAGTGCAGCTGCTGTTACCGCCGAAGCCCCTAATGATGTTGCGTCTACTGCACCACTTGCTATCTTATCATTAGTTATTGCATCACCTGCTATTGTAGTTCCTGTTACCGCTCCTGTTGCAATTTTACCAAGTATTACTGCTCCTGCGCCAAGGATAGAGGAATCTACTGAACCAGCAGCGAGTTGAAGTGTACCAATTGCATCGTCTGCAATTTCATTACCTGTTAATGAATTACTAAGTATTGTTGCCCCTGATACCATCTTACCTGTCCCAATACTAGTTTGATGAATACCTCCGTCATTAGTAAATACTAAAACATCATCATCTGTTAGTATTGGTTTAGTAGCTGAACTTGTAAACAGTGTTTTATCAGTAGCAGAAAACTTCCAATACGTATAGGCTAGATTTGTATTACCATTTTGTATTGCGTAGTTTACACCCTTGTACACAATGTTACAATCTGTCCATGCAACATATCCTGCAGTAGGCGAATTATCTGTTAGTAAAAATCCGTCTAATTGATGAGAAGCTATATTAAGATCTCTTGACATTACTTTACTAGCTATACCATTAATTGCATTTACCTTTGACTCATACAAGCATTCAATCCTGTAACTAACATCTGCCAGCATGGACTTAAACTTATTGTCTAGCTTGTTATCAATAATTTTTTCTATATCTACTTTTTTCATTTATTAATCCCCTCTCCTAACACAAAAAATGTGTTGCCACATTAAGTTTGTCTGCTGCTATAGCCCCTAAAGGTATTTTGTCAGCAGTTACGGCACCATTTGCTATTAACTCCTCAGTTATACTACCTTGTGCAATTTGATGACCATTTATAGTTCCAACGGTTAAGTTGGCACAATCCAAATTTATAACAGTAATTGAGCTAGCATCAATTGTTCCTGCAGTTAACTTATTTGCTGTTAAATCTACAATTTTTGCATCCGTTATACTACCATCAGCTATTTGAACTGTTCCTATAACACCTGCACCTATCATTGCAGATTGTATTGTTCCATCTGCTATATTGGCTAGGTTAATGTCAGCAAAATTAGAAGTTAAATATTCAACTGTTATTGAATTGGCTTCTAGCAATTCTATTTGTGCTACAACTGCTTCAAGTTCATCAGTCTTTACATAGTTTGCTTCTAAATAATCTACTGTAATTGTATTAGCTATTAGATCTTTGACCCTTATAAATTCAGCTGTAAACTTCTTTATAGCTTTTTCATTGGGTCCATCTATACTTACATTTGATGCAGTTTCTGACTTACCATATGACTCTACAGAAGTTATTAACCCACCATCAAAGTCTTGAGTAAGAACCATCATTGGTATTTTGCATACTTTACCTTTTTTATCTGTTACCGTTATCATATCATATGGATCAAGCCTTGGATCTCCTATGAAGGATAATGATCCTTGCCTAAAAGTAAATCCTGATACAGTTTGAAACATATTGTCTAACATAGATTGTGTCATGAAGTTGTTTGAAATACTAATAGCAGTAATTCCTGATCCTGATGACAATATAGCTGAATCACTTGAACATTCTACTTTTCCTACTACATAATCATGATCACTGACTACTAAATCATCGTAGTATCGAGTGGTGTCAACATTGTAATTTATGTCCGTCCACCACTTAAATACCAAGTACCCTCTTCTATCAAACAAAGTAAACTTTCCATGTAGTTGTGCTATCATTCCAACTACTTCTCTGTAACTCATGCCTTCAGGTTCTGTATTTATTGTGATGTTGGGCAAGCCTGTTGTATCAATTGTTATCCCTGCTTGTGTTCCAAGCTCTGTTAAAATTTGTTTATCAGTTGCAGGAAATGTTAATGAAGAGAAGTAATTCTCCTCCATTATATATATCATTTTATCATATGCAGTAAATGTTATTACATCTTCTTCTGGTTCATAATCAATAGCTTTGAACTTTCCAAAAGGAATGTACTCAGGTGTACCGTCAATATCAAGTCCTATGAAAATTTCTATTTCATGGTTTTCAAAAATTATTCCAGTATTTTTTACCTTTACTTCCACAAGTCCTGCATAAGTACTTCCAAATGTAATATCGGTTCCACTGTTTGATCCTCTTTTACACTTTATACTATAAATTCCAGTTGTAACCTCTGTTAAGCCATCCTTTATTTTTGCTATAAAGTGTCTGCCTGTCCCAAGAACAATGTTTTGAAAAGAACCTGATGAACTATACATATTGTACCTCCTTCCTAAGGGTGATGATCATGCTATTGGACAATCATAAATAACAAGGCCTTTACATCACAAAATGGAATGACATCATACTTTTCAGTATCATATTCTAGATCACTAAAAACTATAGTATCTATATCAACTTCATTTGTAAGTAAAAGTAATTCATTTATTTCATTAGCCCAGTTGATACCTTTTGCGTTTCCTTCACCCGGGTATTTTACATCTATTTTTGTTTTTTCTTTGTCATACGGTTTGTATGTGTCTTCTAACTTTTGTAATGTTTTTGCAATTGCATAACTTAACTTGATAGGCAACTTTAACTGGCTTATCTTGCTTAATGAATTTACAATATCTATTACACCTTGATTTGTTAATATCACTTTCATTACTTTATTACCTCCTATTAGTTTACATCTTGTTGTACCAAAGAAACTGATACTTGTTTGTAGTATCTATATCCCAATGCCATGTCTGAAAGAGTAGCTTTAGGAGCACTTGTATAAAATGTTCTTATCTCAATTTCATCTGTGTCAGGATTAAGAAAGTTAACAGGAAAGAACGGTGCACTCTTTAGAGCTGCTAACATTGCTTTGTAATTTGCAGTTGTCATCTTTGTCCAAGTAATATCTAGAGTAGTTACCCACCCTAGTATATCACCTGTCATAGAACCATTCGCTACCCTTGTTGTGTTCTTTGACCAAATAGGCTCTGTTGCTATGCTTATACCCTCAATATCAGGAGAAGGCATTTCAACATTGTTAAACTTTAGATCACTCATGATTGCTTCCTCCTTAATTGATTATTGGGCATTTGCCAGTTGCTATAGTTTCTTGATTTACTAATTTTACTACAACATCTTTTATCTCTTTGCCTTCTATATAGAGCTTAACTATGATATTGTTAGATCCTCCACCTTTGTTAGGAAGATTATCTACTGCTTCTTTTGCTGCCTTTAATGCCATTGCATACATCTTATCTTCAGGAGCTACAAACTCTCCTTTAGTTTTGTTATCACCAATTATTGCTAGCTTAGGTTGATTTGCCTTAGCATAACCACCTTGTGCAAGCATTGGTATTCTTGG